ATTCTTCGTCTAGGATGACTTTTCTACGCTCGCCATCAGGAAGCGTTAGGACCATCCCCAAAGCCACCGTAAGCCTGGTGACTGCTCTTTCCTGATCCTGCTTTCTAGCAGCGTTATACGACTCAAGAGCGCCCCTAGAAGCCATCTCAGCACACCATTTCATATTGGCGATCCGCTCTAGGTCATTCCGAGCGTTTATAATATCGCGGTTAAATGTGATAAGTCGCATATCAGAACGGGATATCATCTTCAAAACCATCATCCACTGGCTTGGCTTTTTTCGGCTTTGACTTTTCTTCAACTGGCTTGATGTTTCCAGAGAAGAACTTTTTTCCGTTGCCTTCTTTTAGCCAGGCGGACAGGTAATACTCAACCCCATCTACGTTAAGCTTTCCGGTGTAATCCGGGTGAGTGTCTTTTTCTTTGCGGTCGTTTTTAAACAAAGACCAGCGATTTGTATTATCAAATTCAGCCATTGTAATCCCCTGTATCTATGCCAAGATTTGCGCACCAAGCTATCGTGTATTCAAGGAGGCTTGCGCCTCGCTCTTTCGTCATCTTTGCGGTCGATTCCCTAAGGTTAATCAACTCGCCTTCAAGCCCTTTGACCAGTCTCGGTCGATAGTCTTTCTTCGTTGCTACTGCGTGCCCACAGACAACCAGTTGTTTCCAGTCGGATTCATCTACTGCAATGCCGTTCCAGACAGGCCGCTGCTTTGCTATCTCACGGCACAGACCGTGAAACATATCATTCTGGCTAAGCGATCGTTTCATGCAAACAAACCAGTTTGAATTGGCTTTCTATCCCAAAAGCAAATAGAGTTAAATGATTCAATTCTCTGGCGCATTATCATAGCTCTTGCTTGCTTCGTCGGTGGCGTATAAGTTCCCTTCCAAGCGCTATCAATTCCTATGTTGCGACCAATGTTTGTGCTATCTGCGGAATGAAATGGAAAACGGCTAAACACTTTCGGATCAAGCATTCTAAGTCCGTGCAGTTTACAAATTGGTAATCCTTCCCTGTCACAAACTGTGTTCATTGCTTCATTCATTCTTGACCACCAGTGCTGCGTTCCAATCTGGCTATATTCTCCAGAAGAACCGATACATACACGAGGCCATTCCAAAGCAAGGCGCAACAAACGATCCATTGATTCGTTCATATGCCACACTGGAGCGCCAATCCAACAATCGCGCCCGGTTTTCCAGGGCCATTTCGATAGCAATTCGTCATTGTCGTCCTCTGAACCGTCAATTACATCAGGGATAACAGCAAAGTCAAAGCCTGGCCTACGATGAAGATCTGCAACCCAACAGTAAAAACGATTCCAGTCTGTTTCTTTTCCTGCCTTCCACGCGCTAAATGCTCCGTTGTCAACTGCAAACGACTGACAAACCTCCATGGCAATCGTCAACTGTTCCGGGTGGGCTATGGACACAAAAGCATGCCCTCCGTTGACAGCTGCAACCGCTGCTGTATCAGGGGTAATCGGAAGACCGTGGTAATGGATCACAGCCCGCTCCGGTACGTCACGATTTCAACCCCACGATGGTTGGCTGTTAGTGTTTGGTTCCCAGGAAGGCAGGTTGCAAGGTCATCTGCAAGTTCCTCGTGATACACGCTTCCTCGTTTGCAGTTCTCTCGGATATCCTCGGCAAGAATTTTTGTTTCGCATTCAATCTGCAATATGTACAAAACAGAATCCCCATCTTCTGGACATTCTGCTGTAAAGGAATATCGGTAGTGATTCACAAATCCTCCTGCAAATAATCAGCCAACATCGCAATTGCGTGCGGCAAAGAGTTTGTATATTCTGATATGTGATGATTAAGCCAAGGCGATATAGGTTCTTCGCTTACATAAATAACAACGATTGGGCGAAGTGGATAGTTTGTCCTGTAGTGATAGATTTCCATTGCTGTGCCAACGCTTGGCCTGTCAAAATAAACGATCATTCCGTCACTATTAGCCAAGTCTTGCATGTCTCCAGAAACAATTTCTGATTCAACTCCCCATTCTAATTCGCGCCCACGATAGTCCCGACGCATTGGATCAAGTGTATGACCATCCCAGAGTTGCTTAACGCGACTACGCCAGTCCATTGCTTCGTTGTCACTACGTCCGTTGATAGGTCCGCATAGGTATATTGTTTTCATACAGGCTTCACCAAGCCTTCAGCCGCGAGCATTTCCACAGTCAGCACAATCGCTCGATCCATCTCCCTGCGTCGATCCTCGCGTGTCATGTCGCGTCCGTTGTCTATTTCCGTGTGACAGGTGTGGCAGAGTGCAGCGGTAAGGGCGTCGGAGGTCTTTAGCCCCATTCCTTTGCCCTCGTTCCTGTGGCTGGCTTGCGTCATGCCCTCGATACCACAGAGGACGCATGGAAGGCTTGCGACCGCCCTGCGCCATTTCTCACTGCGGTAGGTCATCCCTCGGTTCCGTGGAGCGCCAGCATTTCCCATTGCGATTCGGCTTCAGCAGCGGCACAGTCTTCGGACAGTTCAAATGCCTTAATCTCGATTTCTTCCCGCTGGAACTCGGTCAGCTCATCCGCGATGTCTTTCCCGTTAAGCATGGCGAATTCGATTACGCACTCTGGCGGTTCATCAGGATATCCAGGGTCGCCGTTAGGCATGTACATTCTGCCTGGACGTCCTTCGTAGATAGTGCATGTGCACACAATCTCGTGGTCGTCGTCTGTGTAGATGGAAACGGTAATACTCATGATTTAGCCTCATCGTCGCAGTGGTCCACGTACCAAGATTCAATCGCGCTAAAGGAAAGACTAAGCAACGTGTCCGTTCCTCCGTTGTCGTAAACGCGCTGAGCGTGTCCCATATCGCAAAGCAGGTTGTACATATTCTCGGATTCTTCCTGGGTGAATGTCATGGCTCATCCTTCGGCGGGGCTGGCAGGGGCATCCAGTGGGTTGCTCCTTGATATGAGCCCTGAAAATACCAAACGCCGCTTGTGTTGCACCCAATAAAGTGAACCCAATCTCCAAACTGCCCGTACCACCCAAGCAGTACTTGTTTTTTGTTCTCTGGCATCCGCTCACTGCACTTGATCCACTTATTTTTCGATTCGATACGTCGAATCTCATCTGCGGCTTGCAAACACAACGGACCGCCAAGTGATTCCAGTTTATCAATCAAAATTTGTCTGCTCATGCCGTCACCTTCTTCGCGCCTTCGGCCTTGATCGAACTGCGCTGCTTGGAATCGAACAGGCTCCAGAATGCCACCTGCGTTTCTGCATCAAGAGATTTTTTTATGTCGTTGTACTCATCAATGGCATCAGACACGTTATGTAGCAGCAAAGCTTTTACGTGCATTGCTTGTTGGTTCAGGAAGTCTTGAGTGTCGGTGTCAAGTTTTTCCCACTCTGAAACCGTTACAGGCTTCGATACTTCTGACTTCGGCGCAGCCTTGGTAGCCTGATTGCCGTCATCATCTTCAGGAGCGATTCCGCAAGCGGCCATGAGACTGTACCTACGGGCGTAAGTAAGTGCTGAGCCGTACCCGTGGGCGTCGGACTTGTTAACGGGTACATAGACCGGGCCGCTTGAATGTCGCTCGCCGGACTCATGGATTAGGACGCACTCAACGACAACGCCAGCTTCCGAGTCTTTGACTTCATGAGTCAAAAAGAAACCGTTAGCGTGAAGCGCGTCCAAAACCGCTTCGATGCAGGAACCCAAATCTGCATACTTGGTTCCTTTGAATGCCGGGTTGTTGTTGGTCTTCAACGCAGGGCCAAAAGCCTTCTGCGCGGCTACGAGAGCCTTGTGCATTGCACTCATTTACGTGCCTCCATTTGGGCTTTGCAATCTCTGTCATCAGGGACCGTCCATACCGCAATGACGGACACAGCGCATAGTGCGATGAGAATCCGAGTAAACATGCTCATCGCGGGATCAACGCAATGCTTGAAGCGGCGAACGATGGGTTTATTTCATCCTCACCCATGCTTACCGTAGACCCGGCGCAAACAATGTCTGGTGCGTCCAGGCACTCACAGCCATGCCAGTCATAGCGCCATGCATCATGAGAGAACTCGGGACGAAGGGAATGGCTGTATGGCTGCCTCAGACGGTAGTTAGATAAGGCGTCTTGGTACGACTCCTGGCGAGCCTTTGACGGAAGCAGATCGCGCAGTTCCCATGGTTGCAGGGCGTTCATTTATAATCTCCGGTAGCCTTGGCGATGGCGGCGCGAATTGCGGCGGCTTCGTCAATGGTGACTTTGCGGTCGTTATCCCATGCAAGCTGAAACGCTTGCAACGCGGCGAGCATGTCTGGCGCACTTGCGATCAGTTGGGCGTCAGCAAGACGCCGTTTGCGGGTTAGTTCTCCGTTCAGCACTGACGTACGCGCAACGGGATTGCCGTAGGCATCGAATATGCCGTTTGTGCTGGTCATGGACGAAACGTGCCACGGTCCCGGCGTGTGCTTGGCGGCGTTCATGCCGACACCGTGAAATCAAGGCTGTCGTATTGCGACAGGCGGGATTCTTCCTGGGCGCAAGTCTCTTGGTACTGCTCGACCGCAACGGTGATGATCCGGCCCATCTCAAGCCAGTCTCCGTCATTGAGGGCCTCAAGCAGCTTGCTCAGGTCCATGCTACCGAGGGTGTCTGCCAGTTCTGCGATGCCAACTTGCTCAGATTCCAACTGGCGTGCCTCTGCATCTGCAAGCCAGAGGTCGCCAGGTCCGGGTGTATACATTTGTCTGTCTCCGTTGTTGCCTGCTCGAAGTGGCAGTGCATGGGAGACATTTAACCAGATGTACCGGGACTCGTCAACTTATAGTTGCGAGTATTTTACAGGCTCCCGGTTAGCCTGTCGTACAAGTTAGCTGTAGGCTTCCAAAACGGCGCGAACAGCCGACAGTGCCAGAGCTTTTCCTCGCTCATCCGTAAGGGACAGCAGCGATATGATTTCTTCCGTTGCGGTACAGGTATCAGGCTCTGCCAGGTAGCCCACGGGGCAGTCTAGGTAGTGCGCCATTTTCTTTAGGTTCAGGTATGTGGGCGACGACTTTCCGGTGATCCATTTGCTTACGGCAGCGTTTGACACGTCCAGCTTGTCAGCCAGCCAGCCCTGCGTTTTGCCCATCACAGCGAGCCTTAAGGAAATCCGCAGACCTAGGATTTCTGACACATCGCACGATTTCGAGCGGGTTAAACCGTTGCGTTGACCAGTGACTTGTGGTTGAATGTTAGGCATGAACCCTATCCTAAGAGCAGTAGACGTGCTTGGGCTGGCCGGTAT